TAATAGATCTCTCCACCGACGGATCCACGATGGATGACGCTTAAGACGGCGGACCCGGAATTTTTCAACCTTCCGGATTTCTCGTTCCGCACGAATTAAGGCAGAACAATAGCTTACCGCTTCCAGTCGCCCATAGTCTGAGAGTATATCCTTACGGATGGTTGTCCCATCATCTGGGACCTCACAGACATTGGCAAGCAATGCCACAGCTAGGTCCGCTGATTCAAGACCTAGCGTAGCACTTACCAAATTAAAGGCATCCTGGTCGGATGCCAAGGAGGGCACCAAGTCATGGTGCTTAATCAACCATGTATGGGGAGACCCATACAGCAAACGGTTGATGTTCCTCGACCTCGTATCAGCGATAGGGCTACGTAATTTGGTTGCGCTATTCGCCAGTTCCCAGTCGCCCATCCTTTCGGAATAGGTGAGACCCTCAGGGTTCCAACCGAAACCATAAGGCTCTGGCACAGGAGCTAACACGGATAACACCGCACGTTGACGTGGTGACACAAGGGACATAGAGGATGGCCCAAGGTTCCTTACAACATCAATGAAGGAATCGTCCGTCTTACCTTTCCACTTGTAGCCTTGAACAACTTGCGTTGGCAAGACCAACCGGCCTGCAAATTCGCAGGCTTGATTACTGACCAGGGACTTGGTTTCACTTATGGGAACACCCAAAGATTCCATAACCTTTGGGTAAGCCATACCAAGCGCATCATTATAAATAATGATGTCGTCACCCAAGATCCTGTAGTCATAGCCCTCTCGAGAGTCTATCCCCAATTGGTGGGATAGGCCCCGAACGAGACTGTGGTGAAGGAGCGCGAAGGCCGCAAAGCTCGGGTAGAGCCCAAGCGGTTGACCGACACGCCACCGGATATATTCAGGATCAACCTCTTCGGAGGCCTGAATACCATCCTGGCTTTCAGTCCAAGTGATCTTCATCACAGTAGGGTGACCATCTTGAAGCTGCCACATACCTTGGGAGATGTCTTCAAACATCTGAACCCAAATCTCCTCTACCCCCATCTGACGCATCATATACGTCTGAAGAGACAGGGGGAGATGGTCTGAGCAGTTTGACAAATCATAGGAGTACACTCGCTTCCCGGAAAGAAGCGCGGCTTGTGCACTATTGACTCCCTTATTCTGTTCAAAGGTACAGTCTTCCTTGATGCCTTTCAAGTAATTGAAGAGGTAATCTCCAAGTGGCTGTAACAATCTTTGATAAACAGGATATGGGCTGGCCACGAAGCGTAGTTTATAACCACCTTCTTGGATCCAGCACACTCTCCCAATGAGAGGGTAGCCAACGCTGTCATTCATAAGGAGATCAAATGCTCCTTCAAAACCTTGAATGACTGGCATGATTTGCTCTTCATACTTAATAGCAAAGGACCTATTATGGGCCAATGCTCGTATGGAGTCAAGAATACCTTGTTCTTGAGGTACAGAACCTCCCATGTACAGCGGAGAATTGACACTCGGCTTAGGGTACATGTGAACTAAGGGCCGCGTAACCATTGGTTCGGGCAACCTCCCTGGAGGAAGTCCTCTATCAATAAGAGTTCTCGCCTCCAACAAAGGGAGCGCACCCGGGTCTCGTCTCCGGACAGCCCGTAAGAACTTGCGGTACTGCTTCTCACTACAGCGAAGATGCTGATGAGAAAAGGTGAAACCTGAGTACACCATTAACGTATTCCAGACACGAAAAAGTTGCTGCTTAGGCAACTTCCATAGAGAATGGAATGCACCCTTCGGGCTACCGTCTGGGTGACGGCTAACCCACAGAGCAACCGGTGGAAGGCCAGCAAGGTGTCTTGCATAATCAAGTTTAATTGATTTGAGACGCTCCACGGTCCACTCTTCACCATTGTTCTTTCGCCAACGGTCAACCTCTGCCATTACAGCAAAAGCAGACTCGCGACGAAGTCCGATCGCGACCAGTCTATGGACTCCTTGCTCAATTGAGAGCATAACGGTCCCCTTTCTAGTAGAACCAGAAGGTTCGTCAGGAATTCGACCGATCCACGGCCTAGTCACGGATTTAACAGTGAGACTATCATGGACAGCCTTACCGAGGGGATTGGCGCCCCC